GGCCTGGTTCGATAAAATAACTTCGCAAGTACCGCCTAAAGCATTTGTGATAAAACAATCTTGCAAAACAGTCATACCAGAAGGCTTTAAAACGGCTAATCGAACACTAGCGTCCGTTAAATCCAGGACAATGCCATCGTCTGAAATTTGAAATATAAAACGAACTGCATTTAGATCACTTTCCTTGATCTGGATTATCGGATTTGTTGTTGTTCGTACCAGGTCCAGGTTTATTTGAAACGTTTTCATTAAATCCGCCATTTTCCGTGCCTCCATTCGCTTCTACCGTTGGATTTTCGCCCATTTTGGCGAGTTTATTTGTATTTGGCGTGTAAATTTCCTCTGAATCAGCAAAGTAAAGTACATCCTGCAGGCCTAATTTTAAGAATTTCAAGCCTAACGGTGGTAAATTCTCTTTGTAACGAGCCTCGTCTATCTGTAGGACGCCGTTTTTTATGCCTAATTCATAAGCTTTAAATCGCTTTTCAATGTCGCCTTTGGTTAGATCAGTCGTATCAAAAGCGAAAAAATGATCTTCTTTCTCGGATGGTAGGAGCAAATCTTTATTTAAAGCGCTTTCAAATGACGCCAAAATAGGCAAAATACAAATTTTAATCCAGTTGTTATATTCTTCTTCGTTCGCTTCGCCTGTTAGGATGCGTGGAGGTACGAGCATGATCTTACAAATTTGGTCCGAATTGCTTCTTTTGTGCTCGTCTAATTGCAATTCTACGCTTGTTTGTGAGGCCTCTTGGAATTCAAGACCGTTATTGAGAACTAAAACATTTTCGGTCGAATTTGCGTAAAGGTCTCTCCAACCGTTTTTAAGTTCGGTCATAGCTTCGGGGCTTAGTCTGCCCTGGGCTTTAAGAAAACCTTTCTTATTTCCGCCTGTCTTAATTAAAACTTCCTCGTAAACCATCTGATTATAGGCCACAGAAAGCATTGTATTGTTTTCTTTTAAAATTCCTTTGCCTGTAACTCCATCTTTGGTTTTTCTGAGAAGTTTCACGAATTGAAATTCTCGGAATCCTTCGCCATTGACCAAAATCTCAGCCTTTTTAAAGATCGGGTCCACATTTTTATTAACAGACACAAAAGGGCTATCAATATAATGCAGGCTAGTCACATCGTTTAATTTGCGATTAATATAGGCGTAGCCCCCACCATGTAAGAGATAATCAGCTACAAGCGCCCGTTTGAATTGAAAACCGTCCAAAGAATCCTTCGTATCGTCATTTAATAAGTCGGTACGTGGGTCTTTTTTGGTTTTAGTTGTTTCGCCTGTTTCGGTATAAAGCTTTAGAGGTAAACTTGCCACGGTCATAGAAATAAGTTCAATACAGGCCGTTAAAGCAGGAATATTTAAGGCCTGGTCTTGACTAATGGCATTCGTTAAGGCTCCACTCTGAATTAGAATTTCTTCTAGGGTCATTCGTTCTTCTTTCTTCTTAAAAGGCCACACATGAACACCTTCCTAATCAATGCTATACTTTCGGTCGATTCTCGTTGCCTGTGAATTGAATTCGATTTTATGTTGTGGTACTTCGCCCACTTCCCAATAAAATTCAATTCCGACAACGCCAGAAATCACGCAACCGTCTAGCCAAATTGTTATAGCCCCTTTTTCGTCCACGATTACTTTAAATTTCTCCATTAGATCACCTCTAGAAAACTTGGACGGCCCAATCACTGTCGGGGTTGAAAATTACGTCCACCTGTAGAAGATAAACGGCATTAATTAGGCTTGCGACCATATCAACTTTGCCTGTAGACTTCTTTTTGTTGATGTAAATATCCTTATTATTGTTTTCAACCACTTTACAATTTTGGAAATTGATCTCTAGCAGATCGTTTGGCGTGTAAAAAAATTCTTTGCTTAATATTTTTTCTCGTAAAAGCTTTGTCGCAGGGTGTAAAACAGAACTATGTTGTTTCACTTCAACAGTTTTTAGCCCTTCTCGCTCTAAGCGTTGGGCCGTACTGAGACAGTTGTAACGGTCATAGCCCACGCCCATAACAATTACATTGTGCTTCTTTTCAATTTCTAAAATTATTTCCTCAATAAATCCGTAATCTACGGTTGCATCACCACAGGCGAAACATTTGCCTGCTTTGATAAAGTCGTAATAATTGATCTTCTCGACTCGGTTCTTTTCTTCGATTCGATCTGTTGGAACAAAGGCGAAAGAATCAGCGTAAATTTTTAAATCTTCTTCCGTAACCATGCTATAGGCGCAGTTATCAGTCGTTAGGGCTAAATCAAGGCCTACCCACACTTGGCGATTGGACCAATCGAACTCAGGTATCTTACATAGGCGTAATTCATCCACACTTACATACGCTTCGCCCGAATTGCTAGGCATAAAGTGATTCATATGCTTACACAAATACTCAGCCCTAACTTTCGGTTTTTCGATAGCCTCTTTACGGTTGTCCCTAATCTCCTGGTAGTTTTCCTCAATACGGAGTGGGTTACTCTGTAACAGGCCAATTTCATCCCATAAATGATCGTCCTCGGCATAAAAAAGCATAGCGAACATACGTTCGTCCTCAATTAGCCCATCGAATACCTTTTTGATATAGGCCAATTCTTCGAGCATAATGCTCTGGTCCTCGGGATAGGCCGTAGTGATCTTGAACCTAAGAGGGTTTTTTACGCTCAATTGGCCTGATTGCATCGCATTAATATTGTCGTAATCTTTGAATGCTCCAATTTCATCGGCAATGAAAGCGCTTGCACGTAAACCGTTATTGGCCGTTGGGTCTGCCGTTCTCGGTTGGTAAAATGAATTTGTAAGCTTACAGACAACTTTGCCTGTTAAAGTCTTTGGAACGGTGAAATACTTTGCAATTGCAGGCGAACCACTAAGAACCTGGGCGATCATGGTTTTTACTAGGCCTGCTAGTTCACGGTCCTTACAGATCGAATAGAATTCGCTAAAAGCTTCTTCTGTTAAAAGCAAAATAATAAACAGAATCGCAACGAGCCAAGTCTTACCGTTCTTTCTGCAGATAAATAAAGTAATGTCACGATTTTTAAATTTGCCCGGGCTTTTCTTGAAACGAAACCCAAAAACATTCACAAAAAAGAAGGCCTGGAATCCCACCAGGCCCTCTAATACTGTTTTCCCTTGTACGCCTATTCCTGTAGCAAAGTTAAGCAGGCTAAGTATACCCTCGACTACTTCAAGTTGCTCTAAGTCCATATAATAGGCGAAATCGTCATCATGTTGACGCTCTAAATCATTTAAAAATATGTTGCATTGTCTTTTAACGTATTTATTTGCTACTTCTTTTCCGTCCAATACATCATTTGCGTATTGTGTTGCCATTTCAAATAACATAAGTTATCAACTACTTTTCCCTTTTAATACTTTTAACAATGGGTCAGCTTCTTCTATTTTCTTGTTAGACGCTATAATGCCCATCTTCGCCCTTGATTGAGGCGATAAACAGGCTTCTTGGCAGAACTTCAAGAAATCGTGCATGTACTTGGATTTAGCAGACATTAATTCTTTGTTGTAGATCATAGAGAAGTCTCGGTTTATTTCTTTTTCAATGCTCTGTAGCCTGTCAATTGCTATGGCTCCCACTTCGAGCATGTATGTGTCCAGATTACCTAATATGTTACTAGGCTTTAGTTCGTCCACAATGTAATTAAATATCTTTTTCTGGTTGGCGTTTAGCCTGCTAGACGCTTTTATTTTTTCCGAATTACCTTTTAGCCTGTCCTCGGTTTCGATTCGGGCATTTATTTCGGCTTTAGTTTGCGACTTCGGGTGAAGTACCTTTGCGCTTTTGCTTGGTCTTGACAACTTGGTTCACCTCCACATCGGTATGATTGTTTTTTATATTGTTACAAATTCTATGGGCCAATTGGGTATTAGCGTAACTATGCTCGCCACCGTTCGATACGGCCGTAATGTGGTCCCTGGTTGGCGCTAGATCATGTAAGTAATCGACATCTAGCCTTATAGGCTCTTTGCAAATTTGGCACAGGCCAAAATCTCGTTCGATTAACACATTAATATCTACATGTTCCACAAAATTATCCCTAATTCTTTTTCGCCTTAGATATTCCCGTCTTGCTCGCCTGCTTGGAAAGATGTGTCGAGGTACTTTTGCTTTGGCTCTTTCGATTGCTTCTATCCTTTGGAAATTACCTACGCAAGTGGTAGAACAGAATTTCGTGGTTTTAATCTTGGCTTCGAATGATCGTTTGCATTGAACACAAATAATAATAAAAGGCTCCCTTTCGTCTCTTTTCTTTTTTCTTGCACAAGAATTAGAACAGAACCTAGCCCTGCTATTACGTGCTTCATGTAATTCTCCGCAAGTTTCGCAAATTATCCACGTTGTTTTTCTTTCTTTGACAGGTTTATAATTTTTTTTATGTTTGTATTGATTTTTGCATTCGTCCGAGCAAAATTTTCTCGGCCTACCTCTAGTGTTAGATTCAAATATTTGTTTGCAAGTTAGACAAGTTCCCATAATGCTTTTAATTATACTATGATTGGAACATAAGTTCTACAACAGTTTTCAATTCAGTCA